ATATGCTGGGCGCTGCGGGGGAGATGGCCGTGGCATCGTACCTAGGAATGAAGGATGCCCTCTACCAAGAGAAGGAAGCCCGTCGTGGCTCAGACGATCTCCCTGGTATTGATGTGAAAACCAGAAGTAAACATAAGTATGATTTAATTGTACAAAAGAATGAGAGTGTAGATAAAAAGTTTGTTCTTGTTACAATTGAAAATAAAACTATTCTTTTGCATGGCTGGTGCTATGGGAAAGATGCAATGAAGGAAGCGTTCTGGGCAGATCCCGCCAGGAATCGTCCTGCATACTTTGTCCCTAAAGATCAACTCCGCCCCATTGATACTTTGAATGAATAATAGTGGCTAAATTATCTTGCTCACAATTTGCTGAACACGCTCTCAAGGTGCCATTGTGGCCAAAGCAGCGTGAAATCTTAGACGGGCTGTTTGAGCAAAATGTCAGCCATGCAATTTGGGCCATGGGACGCCGATCGGGAAAAACGTTCATGGCGGCAGTGGCTGCAACTTACATGTGTTTCTGTCAAAGTGACTATTTTATTAAGAAGGTTAGGAAGGGCGAAAAATGGTATATTATTACAGTTGCAAATGACCTTGGCCAATCAAAGATTGCGCTAGACAATATCCGCCAGTTGATTCTCAACAGTCCTTTTGATCAAGAGATTACTAGGGAGACTTCCTTGGAAGTGGAGATTAGCAATGGGTGTGTATTCCAGGCGATCCCTGCATCTGCTCGTGCATCTCGCGGTAAGGCCGTAGTTGGCATTGTCCAAGACGAACTGGCTTTCAGTTTGGAAGGAGATGCAAACCGTGGCGCTGAGGCCATGTACAACGCGCTGGCGCCTTCCATCGCTCAGTTCGGTAAGCACGGCAAGATCATCGAGCTGTCTTCGCCATGGCTGACCAGCGGCTTGTTCTACGCTCATTTCAAGCAAGCGGAAAGCCGAGAGTTCCCTGGAATGCAGGCATTGCAGATTCCAACGTGGGAGATCAACCCTTCACTCCCTTGGGGATGCGACTTTTTGGAGAATGCTAAGAAAAAAGACGAAGAAAGCTTTTGGATTGAATTTGGCGCTCAGTTTGCCAGGAACAATTCCGCTCTGTTGGCCTCTGAGATTGTAGACATTTCTGTTAACAAAGAGCGCGGCATTCTGCCTCCAAAGCGTGAATACAAAGGCACGTACGTACTAGCGCTAGACCCTGCGCGTGGTGGCGTGGGCCGAGATGATTACACTGCTTGCATTGTTCACTATGAAGGGGACCGTCTAGTAGTGGATAAGTTTCATGCCTTCGAGCCAGACTTTGAAATTGCCGGCAAGCATGAAGTGAACATCGCAAAAGTGGAAGAATGGATCAAGGAGCATCATAAGATTTATGAATTTGCCAGTATTGTGCTTGACCAGTTCAACAGTTCGGCGACCATTCAAAGCTTGTCCAAGGACTATCCCATTTGTGAGCTTGCATGGTCAGTTAGCACAAAGATGAAAGCCTTCAGTAAAATGAAAGAACTATTCAATGCTGCCCTGCTGGAGATGTACCCGCACAAGAAGGCCCTTCTTCAATTGAAGAACTTAAGTGTGATTTATAGGCAAAGTGGACAATGGGCAGTAACTGGTGGCAAAGAAACTGGAGTGGATGACTATGCCTTTGCTTTAGCTGGTGCCGTTCTAGAGGCATCGAAAGAAGACGATATTGACTGGTTGAATAGTTTAATTCGTTGACGATGCTACAATTTTCACGAATCTGTATTTACCATAGAAAATAAACGATGACTCCATTTGAACTTTCCTTTGAAGAAGCCGTTTATTTAATGGCCATTCTTGAAGCTGACAGGCAAACCGCCCTTCAGCTATTGGCTGCTGAACATTTTTACAAACCATCGCTATTGCCTCGTCTTAAGGCTGCTCATCGTGAACTTAAGCGTCAACGCTTGGCGGCAAAAAATGATGCTGAGTAGACTGTTCTCATTGCTTGTTTGACACCATGGAATTCTCCGAATCTATCGAAGCCCAATTCAATGATGCTATTGAAGCTGCCTATATCATGATGGACCCTAACGCGGACCGCGAAGAGCGAAAACAAGCGAAAAGGAACTACGAGCGATTGGCTGAAATCTTTACTGCAATGGCAAGGGAGGAATGGTGGGACAAGGAATGCGACAAGTTTCCAAGCTGCCCACAATGCTTGTGCTACGACCTTTGACGAAAGCTCTTGTGCTTTGCAAGCTACGCTGCTATGCTTTGCAAGCTTCTGCAGAAGCCCATCGGCCGATGGTGCCAGCATCCTCGTCAATGCTGGCTTTAAGGGGGATTCCAAGTGGGTTGAAGCACTTGCCCAAATGACCAAGCAAAGTAGAGCACAGGCCGCACCTGTTGATCGTCTATTGCGACGAAACTCTACTTTCAAGCCCTTGTAGTCCAACAGGTAGAGACGGCGAGCCTAAACCTCGCTCAGTGCCAGTTCGAATCTGGCCAAGGGTATGCGCTAGTATTGTGATAAGTTGTGGTTACCGTTCAAATGAACTCGCGATCTTTTAGTGACGAAAAATTTGTTGAAGCAATACAGGACAACTGTAGCCTTGCGGGTGCTATGAGACAATTGCACCTTGTCCCCGCCGGTGGAAATTATCACAGCGTTAAACAAAAAATTGTTGAGATGAATTTGGATACTTCTCATTTTACCGGTCGAGCTTGGATTCCCAAGGGGTCCGAAATAAAAAACTTTGACGATCTAAAGCATATTGGTACTATCAAAGCTCGGCTGATCAAGGAACGAGGCTATCAGTGCGAAAGTTGCCGCGAGACAATGTGGCTTGGCGGCCCAATTCCTCTTGAATTAGATCACATTAATGGAGAAAGGCAGAATAACTCAAGGGAAAATTTAAGATTGCTTTGTGCAAATTGTCACGCTTTGACTCCAACCTTTCGCGGCAAAAATATTCGCAAAGCAAGCAAGAAGCAAAGATATAATTTTTTTGATGAATTGCACCAAAAAGAAACAAGGTGTCATTGCAGGGACTGTGGCGCTGTGCTTGCTGGTATTTGCAAAACAATGAGATGTGCGCAATGTAGTCATCGTGCGTCTAGAAAAGTAGACCGACCCTCAATAGGCCAATTAATTCAAGAATTGAAGGAGTCATCTTTCTTGGCTGTAGGCAAAAAGTATGAAGTGTCTGATAACGCGATCAGGAAATGGCTAAGAAATGAAGGTATTGACCCTAAAAGCATCTAAAACGCGCTGCCGAAAGGCGTACAGGTTTGAGTCCTGTTGGGGGTATTAGTTGAATGATTTTCTTGCAGCAGCTCTTCCTGTAAATGAATATAAGCTTTTAACTCATGCAAATAATGCCTGAGTTCATTTGCTTTTTCTAGGTGCCAAGGATCACGATGGGAAAGAAATAGTTCGGTGTGATAATCAATTGCCTTTAGTATGTTGTGGATTGGTGCGTTCCATCGTGCCCTGGTGGGGGTATCAAATGTGCGTCGTTCGTTCATTGCCCGCAAAGTAGGCCTTAATATCGTCCAATGCTATCGAGCCTTTTTTGTTCTGTCTTGTCCAGTGACAAGCCTGCTTCTTTTCTGCTGTGAAACAAAGACAGGTACGACACAGCATTTAAAACCCCGTCCAAGCTATCTCCGAGTTTTCCAATGCCTATATTGCATGAATTACAAAGTAATCCCCTCACTTCCCCTGTTGAGTGGCAGTGATCTACGCAAAAATTAGTCCATTTGTTAGGCGACTTTGATGGCTCTGTCGTGCCGCAACATGCACATTTATTGCTTTGTTTTTCCAGCATTTTATTATAATCCTCCAAGGAGATTCCATAGGACTCTTTGTACCTTATATCCCTTTGCTTGTTTTTAATTTTTTCCTTGTTAGCCGCTCTATAGAGTTTTGCGTACTCGGCACGACACTGCTTGCACCAAGGGGAAAGATTATCTTTGCTTCTCGTGTTTTTAGTAAAAGCTTTAGCTTGGTAAACAATTTTGCATTTTTGGCATTGCTTGCCACTAAACTGCGCAGCGGCTGGATGGACGTTTACAATTGTCATGTCGTCTAGATAGGTAGATGGCCGTGGGTGGGATGCGTCAACATCGCCACCTTTTTATTTTAACTGTTTTTTTGCCGAAAGTAATCTTTAATGGTATCAAGGGCTACTGGAGTGAAATCATGCTGCTCCACACAGCTATTGAAATAGCGCCTGTCTTTTTCTCCATTGTCAAGTTTGACTGAATGACAGTGGAGATGACCATGCACATTGCCAATGTAGCACCCCTCAAAAGAATCACTATGGATGGGAATGTGAGTGAAGATTAAGCGGTCGCGAACAAAGGCGCCGCGAATGTCGTCAAAATATGGCAGGTAGTCTTTGAGCTTAAATATGTCATGATTTCCCTTAATGAGAACTTTGTTCCCATTGAATTCATTTAGGAGACAAAGTGAGTTTCGCGCAATAGCTACATCCCCAAGAATGTACACTCTGTCCTTAGGGGAGATTATTTTATTCCAGCGAGTGATTAGGACATTGTGCATGTCCCCTAGGTTCATAAAAGGGCGAAGGAGGCTTCCATCGTGCTTGAGGAACGTAAGACTTTTACTGTGTCCTAAGTGCAAGTCTGAAGTGACAAAAGCGCTCATTACTTGTATCCTTTTATCACGCGATCATTGCCAATGGAAAGCAGTCGTCCAACGTAATCATCTGCTTCTTCAAGGGTGGCAAAAGGCCCTTCAAGGAAAGACCAGTACAGAAATTTTTCAGGCGCAAATGAACAAGCCTGGCTCATTTCTAGTTGTTCTTCTACGTCATATTCAAGGCCGGCAATCTTGTATTTATCGGGCTTGCACGTAACTCGGTAAGCGGCCATGGGAATGGAGGATGGAACGCCTCCAGCTTACCAGAAGATCAATGGGAAAGGGGAGACGGTGGATTTGAACCACCATTGCCAACGAGCAGGAATCGAACCGCCTCTGACGCCGACGCGCCCACCGCCAAGGTGCTCTCCCAGTGACCCCCAGGTTTGAGCATTGTTAAGAGGCTTAGGGGGTGTTAACAGAAGGAGCAAGCGTGTCAGGACTTACTCGACGGGTCACCGTATGCCTAGCAGGGGCTTGCCCTCTGTCAATTAAACTATAGCACTAAGCAGCGCCATTCTCTTCTCGCTTCTTAGTGGTTTCATTTTCCTTATAGCCATGGCGCTGTTTTCGCTGACTGATAGGCTCTCCAGCGCATCGGGCTATTAAATAAGTAAAAGCTTCGAGTAACACATTTGCATCGTCCCTTGCGTGCCCCAAAAGATGATTGCATTGAGAGCAAAGAATTCCACGAACGTGTCCCATGGCGTGACAATGGTCTACGGAAAAATTTCTATTATCACTGAACGGATCTGTAGATCCGCAAATAGCGCAACGATAATTTTGTTCTGCAAACATGGTATTCCATTCTTCAATCGTCATCCCGTAATTACGCATTAAGGCTTTCGCTCTACTCTTCTTTGCACAATACTGATCTTTGTGAGATTGGAGCACTTCTTCTCGTCGTGACTGGTAACTGCTACTTGCCGCTTGCCTTGTGCATTCCTTGCAGCGAGCAGTCAGTCCATCTGCTACGCGCTTTTCTTTATAAAAATCCTTGAATGGCTTGGACATCTCACACATCGCACAAGTTTTTTTCATGGGGCAAGTGCTCAAAGAATAATTTTAGCACACTTGCCCGTCCGAAAGTGGCTGCAATAACTACCTGCCGTATGCTGGAAGATTTAGCGAATTCACTTCAAAGAAAGCTGGCATAACGCTGGCAGCAGTTCCGCTCAGTTCAGGAGCTTTGCCGCTGACAAACAAGCTATCGCTTTGCCGAAGCCAAAAATCTTTATCTAGATACTTATTGGACGATTGACCAAGATTATCGTAAATCCATAGCGCTGTCATCTTTCGAAGCTTATTCAAGCTTTCGCCATATTTTTCTCCTGTTTCTTTGCAGATTTCTGTATGGCAAAAAGCGTGGCAAATTTCATCTCTAGAGATGTCTGAAGCAACAGTGCGCAGCCCTTTATCTCCATTGAAACGAAAGAACGGAAGAATAGTAAAAAATAAGCTTCGCTCAAGAACGGCCACTTTTGCAATGGGATGGGCGGGGTGATCAATCCACGCTTGGCGAATTTTGAAAGCCTCAGTTTCTGCTTTTTCGTCCACGCCATGAGCAGCGGCTACATAGTTCAGCGCAGTGTCATGTCGCACTTCGTCGGCAATGTTGCTTTCAATGCTTTCAAGAAGGCCTGGCGTGTTTGGCAGGTCAAGTTTGAGGCCTGCAAGCAGCATGTCTTTCACTGGCAGCTCTAGATGGCGGATAGCAAGGGCTCGGAAGATGGTCTCCTCGGAGCCAGGGACAAGGTCTCCCTTGGTGACCGGCACGGCTTGCCAAGGGCGCTTACGGGCTACAGCAGAAAAGTAATCAAGAACGGCCATTGTTGGTTAATGCGATGAGAAGAAAAGACAGAAAACAAAGGGCCGACAGCTCGGCCCCGTGGGAAATAATAAATAACAACAAAGTTACTCTGCGCAAGGTATA